GACAAATATAACTATTTGAACTGCTATAATCAGAATGCCCCATTTGAGAACCTCAGACACCACGAAGGTGCTGAGCTGGGACTTTCCTGCAGCATTAGATAGCTATCTTCATCTGGCTCTGGTTGAAGCCATCCTCGTTGAAAACGAGGAAGATACCCGGTCAAAGCTCGAGATCCTAAAACATAAGATTTTCTACCATGCATCTTCTAAGAGAATTGGTAAGAATCATATGCTTAGAGCTTTGATTGGTAAGGATCTCATCCAAAAATGGAAACAATACCGCCCTAAAAAGCGAATTCCTGGCACTAATATATTTGAGGTTGATCTCTCAATGGAAGCGCGTAAAATTTACGCGGAGTACATGAGTGATTATATCACAAATTATGCCGAGGATTTGCTAATTAGAACTGAGGAGTTATTGTGTTTCTTTGATATCGAGTTAACAAACGAAGAACGAATGTTAACTAGATATAAGTACCAACTTGTTGCTATCTTTGGTGAACTAATCCCCCAGGTTAAGTATTCAATTAACTTAATCTTTAATTGGTGGTTAGACCAAGAAGCACCTGAATTTAAGAATGATCATCTTGGCTGGAAACTTTTCCCTAGACAGTTAAGACTACGAGTCAAACAAACTCATAAGTATAACTATAGATCGAAGTTTAAAGCCAGAATGAATACATTCTTTCAGGGTTTCAAGAAAGGTCTTATGCCGATTCTACCACATAATGTAGATCAGTCATTAATGAAACATTGTAATTGCCTCAGTGCGGATAGCTCTATCCCAGAAGATATGGAAGTTAGGTTTGACGAATTACTCGATGGAATTTCCAAAGAGTATAAGCCACCTAAGCGATTCAACTGGAATGCCCCCATATCGCGAAAAGCGACATATGACTACTCATTCTCTGCCGGAGGAAATCTTGCTTATTTATTAGAGCAAATTAACTACGGAAAGAGGGTCCCATATCATGAGTCGGTATTATGTGGATACATAAACCGGTCTGATAGTTGGAAGCCAATTGAGGTGAGAAGTTTTGGACCAACAAGAAGAGAACTTCTTGAAGGCTATGAGGGATTCAGTGAATTGGAATTCATATCTTCACCTGCTGTTATCGTGGAACCGATGAAGGCCAGGATAATAACCAAGCCCTATGAGGGTCTGCATATAGGTTTAACTCAACTCCAGAAATCTCTTTGGAAGTTTCTCTACAACCATCCTAGTAATTTCTTCTGTTTAATTGGAAGAAAGTTACAAAAGGAAGACTTGTTAGAGATAACGGCCAATTGGGTTGATGGAGAAGAGTTTGACAGTGGTGATTTTGAATCATCGACTGATAACCTAAAGCAGACTATTACTGAGTTAATCTACAAGAAATTATTTGGTAGATTATTCG